GCCATTATCGCTCCCTCTGCGCTTGTTCCATCCGGTATTGTTCAATCGCGGATGTAATTTCTTGATACTCAACTGCGTCAAGGAAGTCTTGCGTGTCCATCTTCCTGACTTGATCCAGCGTCCCGTAGCCATATCGAACCAAGGCATGCTCAATCATTGATTCATTCGACAAATTGCTGTATGCAATAAGGCTCGGTTCAGACAGGGGCGCTGGGACCGTTAGCCGCCACTGCCTCCGCCCAAAAACGGGTATGATATCGCGCCGAGCATGGTGGTGATAAAAATAACGTAATCCTCGGGCTGCTCGTCCCATATATTAGGAAGCTTGCTGATCTGCGCACCCTCGAAAAGCACCGTATCCATGATGACTTTTTCCACTGGCTCAAAATCCGGAGAGTCGAGGAAGGAAAAGTCGCCGTTCTGGATCTCACGCTGCTTTTTGCTGAAGAACGCAAACACCCGCCGCCGCTGCTTGTGCGTCATCTTAGTCAACTTATATTCTCGTCCGCTCGGGAGCGTTGCCGACTGATCATCGTGGACGGCCTTTAGCATCGCCAGTGCTTGCTGTCTTTCTGATTGTGGTTCTTCGGTCATATTGTCACCTTATATGTTGCGAGATGCGTTGCGGAAACGGAGCACATATTCCTGCACAGCGTTCCCATCGGTGCCTGACTTTGTGCTAGTCGGCTGAGTCGTTACGCTGCCAAGCTCCAAGCTCCAAGACTCCACGCGGTCGGTTCCGTCGCGATTGAAGTTTTCCTTTAGGCTCCCGTTGACAACAACTGGGGGCGACTGCCGGAGCAGGTTATTCAGAAACCCGTCCGAATCGCTGTAACGCTGGACCCTGAGAGTCAGGTCATGAACGCCACGATCCGAACGCTCATTGATATTTACACCGCCGTTGGTGCTGTTGATATGCGATGTGGCCGGATTGGCCGGGGTCAGGACTATGTAATCCCCCTCTGCCAAATCGACAATGGCCGTGCCGTTGAGAACAACCGTTGTGCTGTCTGCTGCTAATGCGATGCCTGCCATGATTTTATCTCCTGTTTATGTGTTGCAAGTTATCTATTAACGACAACGATAAGATCGACCGAATGCACGGCTCCCGCCATTTTTACAGCTCCCTGCAAAACTGGGCTTTCTCTCGCCTCTCGTGAGTTCTGCGCCTGATCGGCCAGCGAACCAGCAAGCCAATAAAAGCCGTTATTGATGATGCTCTGCTCGAACGTCTCGCGGTTGCCGAAGTAATCAGGGCTGGACCATGTTCCTGGGGCTGCTACCCCTGCCCGGACGAACTGCCGGGTTGTTTTCTCGGCCTGGTCGATCAGCTGATTAACGCCTCTCCGTGTTTGCGGGATTTTGGTGCCTGTCAGCTTAAGCAAATTGTACATATCGACTTGGATAAAATCAGCAAGGGCAATGAGATTATAGCGCTCATCAGTGAAAACGTTCGCCCCGCTGGTCAGAATGACAGGGGTCAGCTTGATCGTGGTGTACAAATCAAGTCCGACCATCTTTGCGTTGTTGACTTCCGTCTGCGTGTATTCTTCCTCCGCAACAGAGAGCTCTTTGAGGTGCATGGTCAGAGCGGAATTCTCAGCGCCGAAATTAACGGTATGAACCCGCGCCATGTATGACGCCGCCAATTTGCGATTGCCTGCTTTACTGTACAACATCCTGTAATTAGTCAGGCCGGAAAGCTTGATATCCCAGACCACGTTGGTTGGATCAACAAGCAAGTTGGTTGGACTTTCGAAAACGTCATACTGAAGCACGTCGTTTGCCTGACCCCATTCCGCCAAATCCTTAGCCTCGATGTCCGTCGGGTTGTCGATGAACATAGCGCCCCGGAATTTAACCTGGCTGCGAAGCTCTGCAATGCCGGCAAGTTTTGTCTCTGCTGTGAGGGTTTCATCCGCCGCGCCTTGAGTAAGGAAGCCGCCCGAGCCGGTAGTTAGTGCCAAAGTTTGACCGATGAAAGTACCGGTTCCGGGATCGGTGGCGAAAGTAATCAGGCTTGTCGCTCCTGTGGTCGAGCTGGTAATGACAATGCGCTGATCGACTACAGCTGCCGTGCCTCCGGTCAATGCTGTGTCGATAACGACTGCAATTTCATCCAGCGTAGTAGTCGCCTGAAAATCCAGCGCCGTCAGGTTTTCGGTTACGCCGTCAATGTCAACATCAAGCGTCCCGTCTGCTACTTGCTGTAGTGCGCTCACCACGGTCGCCTCTGACAACCGAGCGCCATTTAAGCTTGCTGCGGTTGCTGCCACGTCCTCATCAGCGCCACGCCAATAGCCGATAACCAGGAATCCGCCTGCGTTGGTTGGGTTGGGTTGGGTGCCGAAGAACGACAGAGCGAAATCATATGCTTGACTTGCTGTTCCAAAATCAGCCGCCACGCTTGCCGCCTCGGAATAAATACGGTACCGGCTGGCGGACGAAATAGGCCCCTGTTGCTCGCTGGTAATCATTGCGACAACGTTCGGATTGTCTGCCATCGCCAGTGAGCCGCCTTGGAGCAAGGTGACAGTTACAACATTTTTAATACTTACGCTCATGGGTTTACCTCCGGTTTATAGTTAAATTTCTTTTTGTCGAGCTTATCACAGCCTTACAATCTCTCGCAGAGTTAGCCCCAACACTGCGATATGATCCTGCGCGCGCTCTGTTCGGGCGCTGAGGATTACCGCTATTACGTCAGGGGTGGCAATACCGCCGTTAATTTGTAACAGGGCCTGAGCTCGTGTAGCGGCCTCCAGGTCTACACCGGGCGCGTAGTCAGGTGCTTGTAACGGCTGGCCTGCTAGCTGTACAAAGATAGGCTTGGCTACCGTTGAACACACGGCGTACAAGTTGCCTCCATCGTCCTGATAAGTTGCTGCGCCAAATGTCTGATCGTCTGCGCTGGACTCGCCGAGGCATAGAGCTAGTTGATTAGCGTCTGCAATATGGGCGACAGGTGAAGCAATGGTAGCGCGTTGTTTATATTCTGTGGTCATCTTAATATCCTCCCGTCACTGCAACTGTCCAGCCCCGTGAACGTAGCGTATCGATTGCCGGTTGCCCTGTACCTACAGAGGGGGCCGAGCCTCCTGACTGTTCAAATGTTCCTGCTGCGATTCCTGATGTGACCAAGGAGACTAAGATTCCGTCTATGCTGGTTTGGTCTAGGGCTGTGTTAAGGAAAGCGGATGTGAAGTCACCGCCTTTAATATTGTCAAAAGCGTTGGCTGGGAAGCTGGTTAGTGATGAGCAGTTAGCCCACGCGGCATAAAAATCAGTCCCGCTGGATGTATCGATTAATGGGAAGATTGTTAGTGATGTGCAGTTATACCACGCGGCATAAAAATCAGTCCCGCTGGAAGTATCTATTAATGGGAAGCTTGTTAGTGATGAGCAGCTATGCCACGCGTAAGAAAAAGTAGTCCCGCTGGATGTATCGATTAATGGGAAGCTTGTTAGTGATGTGCAGTTATGCCACGCCCGGTTAAAATTAGTCCCGCTGGAAGTATCGATTAATGGGAAGCTTGTTAGTGATGTGCAGAAACGCCACGTAAGAGCAAAAGTAGTCCCGCTGGATGTATCGATTAATGGAAACTCAGTAATCTCAGAATGACCCCTCCAGAAGTTAGCAAAATCAACCACAGTACCGTAGCTGGCCATAGCCCCATTCCCCACAAAGTATGCTTCAGCGTCCGCTTTCTCTCCTGCACTCAAAGCCCCGTCCCGAAACAATGCACCAACAATAGCGTTGCCGGGGAAGTACTCCCCGCCGAGATTATAAGCCCCGGCAGGAATACTTACACCATAGCTTGCTGTGCCTTGATCGGTAGCCAGCACCATCGTACCAATCCAGCCGCCGGTAGGTACATTAATAACAAGCTCGTCATCGACTTTATCCAGCGATAGTCGCGAAGGGTCCACGTTATAAACAGGGCGGCTTGCGCTTACAGACTGAACTGCGTTTACTGCGTTGCCGGATTTGTCTACTGCCAATCCGACAGGATCGCCGTCAGCCGTAACAGGCGTTGTGCCTGCGGCGTCTTGAAACAGCGTAGAGAGGTCGCCAGGGGAATAATACGCGCCTTGCTCGCCTAGAAAGAATAAATCTTCTGGCTTGAAGATCCTTGCGGCCAACGGCCTTCCAAGTGATAGCCCGAAGTTAAGCAAAGTGGAAACTCCCGGTGGTAACTGCTACCGCCTCCGCTTCAACCAGTGAGAAATCATCACCGGCGATAAAGCCGACGACGGTTGTGCTGGTGTCGGGCCATGTTAGCGTTAGTGACCCATCAGCAACGCAGTGAGCAATCAGCGGGCGCTTCCCGTTTGTGGGGTCTGTGACGGTCCCGGATGATATGTCGATCAGTCCTTGCCGAAGCGGAAAGACTTGAGCTGCACCGCCTGAAGAGGCTGGGAGCATTCTTAGTTGTTGGGCCATGTTAGTTCTCCAATCCTGTTTCAGTTCTAATTTCGGTTACTGCTGTATCGATACGTAGTGTACCAACATTTACAGACGTTCATAGCGGATATTGAGTGTTAATTCCTGCCGCTCGCCGTATTGCTGCCCGGTGAGCATCTTAACATCTGTCAAC